AGCTGAAAAAATTAAAATCACTAAGAATGAAAAAGGCGAAGATGTTGCGAAACGTGTGGTTGGAACAGCACGTATTATTCGTAATAGTCTACCAAATGCAACGTACATCGGATTTACAGGTACGCCGATTTCTTCTGCAGATAGAAGCACTCGCGAAGTTTTTGGTGATTACATAGATATTTATGATATGACTCAGGCTGTGGAAGATGGTGCTACAAGACCTGTTTATTACGAAAGCCGAGTTATTAAACTTAATCTTGATGAAAAAACTTTAAGCAAAATTGATGAAGAATATGACATAATGGCGGCAAATGCTGATCCTGAGGTTATTGAAAAAAGTAAAAAAGAACTTGGTCGAATGGAAGCAGTTCTTGGTAATGACCAAACTATTAATTCTCTTGTCAGTGATATATTAGACCATTATGAAAATAATCGTCAAAATTTACTTACAGGAAAAGCTATGATTGTTGCTTACTCAAGACCAATAGCAATGAAAATTTATAAAAAAATATTAGAACTTCGCCCTAATTGGACGGAAAAAGTTGCAGTAGTTATGACATCTGGAAACAATGATCCGGAAGAATGGAGAGAGATTATCGGAAATAAACATCATAAAGATGAATTGGCTAAAAAGTTTAAAGATAATAATAGTCCATTAAAAATTGCTATTGTTGTAGATATGTGGCTTACAGGCTTTGATGTACCTTCTCTTGCTACAATGTATGTTTATAAGCCTATGTCGGGACACAATTTGATGCAGGCAATAGCTCGTGTAAATCGTGTTTTTAGAGATAAAGAGGGTGGATTAGTAGTTGATTATGTGGGTATTGCCTCTGCACTTAAACAAGCGATGAATGACTATACTACTCGTGATAAGAAAAACTATGGTGATACCGATGTTGCGAAAGTTGCATATCCTAAGTTTCTTGAAAAACTTTCTGTATGCAAAGATTTGTTTTATGGTTATGACTATTCCAAGTTTATGACCGGTACCGACCTTGAACGAGCTAAAACGATAAGCGGTGCGGTAAACTTTATCATAGACAGAGAAAAAACAGATGAAAAAGATACATTTTTAAAAGAAGCTTTAATGCTTCATCAGTCATTATCGCTTTGTTCATCAATGGTCGATGAAACTATGAGATTTGAGGCAGCTTTCTTTGAATCTGTAAGAGTATTGACTATGAGATTAACTAATACGGGTGTGGACAAGAAAATATCTTTACCTGAAATGAATGCAAGAATAAATGAACTTTTAAAGCAAAGTATTAAAAGTGATGGAGTTATAAATCTATTTTCAGATGTGAAAGAAGAATTTTCTTTATTCGATTCGAAATTCCTTCAAGAAGTCGCAAATATGAAAGAGAAAAATTTGGCGGTAGAGGTTTTGAAAAAATTGATTTCAGAGCAGGTATCAGTATATAGAAGAACTAATGTGGTTAAATCAGAAAAATTTAGTGAGATTATGAAACGCTCTTTGAACGCATATTTAAATGGAATGCTTACAAATGAAGAAGTTATTGAAGAAATGCTAAATCTTGCAAAACAGATTGCAGCGGCAAATAAAGAGGGTAAAGAACTTGGATTGACAGCCGATGAGCTTGCTTTTTATGATGCACTTACAAAGCCACGAGCAATTAAAGATTTCTATGAAAATGAAGAACTAATTGCTATTACAAAAGAATTAACTGAGACACTACGTAAAAATAAAACGATTGATTGGCAACAACGAAAGTCTGCAAGAGCAAAAATGCGTATGCATATAAAAAAACTATTGAAGAAACATAAATATCCACCGGAAGGTATGGAGGATGCCGTGCAAACCGTTATGACACAATGTGAGCTATGGACAGATAATGTCATGGAAGTATAGTATAATGAATACATACCGTCAGGAAAGTTATTGTTATGATATTATTTAATTTTTTGTATCAAGGAGATTACTTAATATGGATAAAGAATTAGAGAATGATTTTTATACATGGAAGAAAAGAGGAGAAGAGTATTATTCACTGTTTAGCGAAAAAACTGTTGATACTGCTTCGCCGGAAGAAGATGATGTGAATAGCAGAATGTATGATTTTGGAGAGAGATTCTTTTCAGACATGATGTTTGAGCAAGATAGTATAGTTGGCAAATGTTTAGAATGTAAATCAAAGGACGGTAATTCAGATAGAGAAGTTACAGATTATATACCAATACCTGAATTACAATCTTTTTCTTATGATATGATTATATGTAAAATAAAATCATTGGGTAAGGATTATATGGCTTGCTTTGACAGTAAAGAAATGAGTCTTACTATTTCCCCTAATTATACAGATAGGGATTATGTAATATTACATGAAATGATTCATATTCATGAATTTTTGTTAAGTAAAATCAATGCATCATATCGAGATATACTATTTTATGAATTATATAAAAAAGTAGGTAATAGCATAAATAATATTAATAAATTGCTGGACAGTTGGTGCAATGGTGTGAATCAATTAGGAATACAGCAAAAGGGAGGAATACATAGTCCATTGTTTCTGTTGAAAAGTTTAGATATTGATTTACAATGCGGATACAAGTTAGGAACAACTATGGGATATAGCTGTTCAACCGAATTTGAGAAAGTGTTAAATGCACAAAAATAACGGTTGAATATGATTATCGGAGCAACTCATATTTGTAATATAATAAACTGCGATATAATTACTGATAAAAGTAATATATCGCAGTTTTTTTATTTTGGCTTTTCCGAAGTTATAAATATATAGTATATATGTGAATAGTCACAGACTAAATAAATTGAAAAGGAGGATAGAGATGTTTAGTGGAAAAAGATTTGTTACAAGTGGGATTGCGGAGAAAGTACCGCTATTGTTACAAGTGATAATGTGGGATATGATTGACACCATGGACGAACCAAAGGACCATTTACAAGTATTCGACTTATCGGAAGAAAACGGGAAACAGAAGATTGTTCATTCACAAGAACAACCGGAATACAAGAAGGAGTATCTGTTTGAAACAGGTACTCCTTTTTTGTGTGCAAAGATTTTTGTCATAGATGATGTGACACATTCAACAATGCTATTTAATTACGAATATTGACGGAGGAAAAGAAAATGAGTGAAGAAAATAAAAATGTACGATGCGATTTATGCGGAGAAGAAATAAGCTCCCAAAATGCAATAAGGTTTGACGGAACGATATTATGTATCGACTGTTTTAATCAACGAGTGACGGAGTGCAGCCATTGCGGCAGAAGTATATGGCGTGATGATTCGAGGAACGGCGAGTATTGTCAAGATTGCTATGACAATCTATACGAAACCTGCACTGAATGCGGTGATGACGTTTGCCGAGATGATGTGTGTTATCACAACGATGAACCGTACTGCCAAAACTGTTATGATGAAATAAATGATTCTATAATACATGACTACTATTACAAACCGGATCCGATATTTTACGGCAAGGGGCAACCACATTACGGCATAGAGCTTGAAATAGATGAAGGCGGTGAATATGACGATAATGCCGAGAGATTTTTGAATATAGGCAATCGAATTAACGAGCATATTTATTGTAAACATGACGGCTCACTTGATGATGGTTTTGAAATTGTAAGTCACCCTGCGACTTTGGAATATCATACAAATACAATACCTTGGAAAAAGATTTTAGACGAAGCACTTGAAATGGGATATTACAGTCATAACAGCGGTACATGTGGATTGCATGTTCATATAAACAGAGCCGCACTCGGCGAAAGTGTGGAGGAGCAGGAAAACACTATTGCAAGGATTGTGTATTTCTTTGAAAAGTTTTGGGATAAGATATTGAGATTTTCTCGTCGTACCGAAACTCAAGCAGACAGATGGGCATCAAGATATGGTTGCAGTATGGACAATCCTAAGGAAAGCCTCAAAGGTGCGAAAACATCTGGACTTGGACGATACACAGCGGTTAATCTTACAAATACATTTACGGTTGAACTAAGAATATTCAGAGGTACGTTAAGATATAAAACATTTATGGCTACGTTGCAGTTTGTGGATTTACTTTGTGAAATGGCGATAAATCTGACGGACGAGGAATTTCAGACAATGACTTGGAAAGAGTTTGCGAAAACAGTATCAGCAGATAAAGCGGAGCTAAAGGAATACTTGAAGATAAGAGGATTGGAGGAGTAAGATATGTGTGGATTGTATGGTGTGCTGTCATACGGAAATAAGGTAAAAGACATGGCGGAAATAACAGAGGCGCTCGCTGTTGAAAGTGCGGTAAGGGGTACAGACGCAACGGGAATTGCATATAACAAGAACGGTAAACTTACCGTGTTCAAGAAAAGTAAGAGTGCATATGAAATGAGTTTTAGTGTCCCTAAAAATACAGCTGCAGTAATGGGACATACTCGTCATGCTACACAAGGGACACTAAACTTCAACGGCAATAACCATCCGTTTAAAGGTATGTGTGGCGACGTAGAATTTGCACTTGCACATAACGGCATAATTTGTAATGACAAAAAACTAAGACGTGAACTAAGACTGCCGTCAACAATTATTGATACAGACAGTTACATTGCGGTGCAATTAATCGAATCACAAAAGAAGCTTGATTTTAAGAGCCTTAAATATATGGCTGAAAATGTTGAGGGTAGTTTTTCATTTTCGGTGCTTGATTCAAATGATAATCTTTACATAGTAAAAGGCGACAGTCCAATATCGGTATTGCATTTCAAGAAAAAGCAAGTATATGTGTATGCGTCAACAATATCAATACTTTGGAAAGCACTTGTCGATACGGAATTGTTTCACGACTTGAAACGTGGAGATTACGAAGATATTGAAATACAAGACGGCGAAATACTTAAAATCTCAAGCAAAGGTAAGACACAGAAAACTAAGTTTGACTTCGATGAATACGGAAGTTACGGTTATGATTGGCGAAAAGGTTTTGAATATTCAAATACCAACGAGTATGTAGACGACATAAAGAGCGTCGCACAGTATTACGGGTATGACAGTGATGAAATCGACTGTTTGCTAAATAACGGCTTTACGCCGGAGGAGGTGGAGGAAATGTTGTACGCAGATGATTTCTTGGAAGTGTAACACCAAACAACAAGTATATTGAACAGCTGCTTTTCGGCTTGGTCGAAATATGTATAACAACGCTGCTCAATTACTACAACGACAAAAGAAATGAAAGGTAGAGCAATCTACCTTTCAATTTTTTTTGATATAATCAGAGTGTAGTGTATTTGACGAAAAGAAGGAGATGATTATGATTTTAATAGGATATGCGAGAGTATCAACGATAAATCAGAACGAGGACAGGCAAATACAGGAGCTGATTAAGTATGGAGTGGAGGAAAAGCGTATTTATATAGATAAGCAGAGCGGTAAGGATTTTCACCGACCGTCGTATATGAAAATGCTCAAACGGCTGAAAAAGGGTGATGTGCTTGTGGTGAAAAGCATTGACCGACTCGGCAGAAATTACAGAGAAATTCAAGAGGAGTGGCGAATTATAACACATAAAAGGAATGCGGATATAGTGGTGCTTGATATGCCATTGCTTGATACAACTCGAAGTAAGGATTTGCTCGGTACATTTATAGCCGACTTGGTGTTGCAGCTGCTGTCTTTCGTAGCGGAAAACGAAAGAATGAATATACGTCAAAGACAAGCCGAAGGCATTGCCGCCACAAAAAAGAGAGGTGTAAAATTCGGCAGACCGCCAATTCCGAAACCTGATAATTTCGATGAAATGTATAAGTTGTGGAAAGACAAAAAAATAACAGCAAGAAATGCTGCTAAAAACTGTGATTTAACAATAGATACATTTTACAGAATGGTAAAAAAGTAAAATGTATTGCAAAAAGTATACTTTTTGCTTAGTAGATGCAATTTGTATAATGTTCCTACAAATATAGTAGCATATTCAACATTTTTTGTCAATAGGTTTGTAAAATTATCTGTTTTATAATTAATTTTTTAGTGTCGCAAAAAGTATAGATTTTCCGACAAATATTAATTTAAAGAAAGGAGGAGTTACAATGAGAGCAAAGATGGAACAATATAAAGTTGATGTTCGTGTAGATGGCAAAAGTGGTTATAGTACTATGGTTACAGCCAGCAGTACAACTGAGGCTAAACAACTAGCCAGATTGGATGTAGAAGGCAGAAACGGATTTACTAATAAGAAAATATCTATAGGATCAGCAATAAAAATTCGATAAATTGCTATATGCGATATTAATATTAAATTTGAATGAATGATAAAAGCCATAGGAAAATATTCCTGTGGTTTTTTATCTCCAATATATAACTATAAAACGAAAGTAAATTCTTTTACTTGAAATAATGCACACCTATACAAAAAATAAATTTTAATAAAAATAAGATAGAAAACATAGGCAATGTATATTGAACTTGTGTAAGCAAGAATATACTAAGAAAATAATATAAAATAACTATGAACACTGAAAGTTAATGCTTTCAGTGTTTTTTTATTGGAGGCGAAGTTATGAAGAATTACAAATTTGGGTATGCGAGAGTATCAACTGAGGAGCAGGTACTTGACAGACAGATTGATATGTTATCGGAGTATGGTGTGAATCAGATATACAGTGAGAAGATGACCGGAACGAAGCGTAATCGTCCGGAGCTTGAAAAAATGCTCGACAGATTATCAGAGGGAGATACGGTTGTTATAGAATCACTTTCAAGGTTAGGTCGTTCAACGAAAGACTTAATTGAACTTATGGAGCTATTCAATAAGAAGAAAGTCAATCTTGTTTCGCTTAAAGAAAACATAGACACAACCACAGCAACTGGTAAGCTATTGTTTACATTAATAAGCGCTATAAGTCAATTTGAGCGTGATTGTATTGCAGACAGAACAAGAGAAGGACTTTCCGCCGCTCGTGCGAGAGGACGAAAAGGTGGCAGACCACCGATAAGCAGTGAATTGATTGACAAGGCAAAAAGACTGTACGATACAAAAGAATATACCATGTCTGAAATCGAAGAACTTACCGGAGTGAAACGTGCTACTTTATATTGACATTTAAAAAAGTAAAAATGGGTATGATATTTTCATAAAGGTAGGTTTTTGAGATATTGATTTTGAGATGAGTTTTGATACGGAATTAAAGGTTTTGAAGTGGGTTTATGATACAATTTCAAAATGTTTCAAAAACGATGGTTTTATATATGATGATTAATCAAGTCATTAATCAATTGAATGATTGATGGCTTGATTTTTGATTGATGGAATGATATAATCAAATCAAGAGGTGAGAGCATTGACAAACAAACAACCGCCGTTTGAAATAAACGAGCGTATCATGGCAGATGTAATAGAGATTGCGGAGCTTGTAGGCAGAGTGAGTGTTACGGATAAAATATCAATGAATCCTACACTGCGACGAACAAACAGAATACAAACAATATATTCATCACTTGCGATAGAACAAAATACGCTTGACATAGAACAAGTCACTGCTGTTTTATCGGGCAAACGTGTTATTGCACCGCCAAAGGATATTGCGGAAGTACAGAATGCTTATGAAATTTATGATAATATGGATAAGTTGAATCCGTACTCGATAGATGACCTTTTAAAAGCTCATAGTGTCATGGAACGAGGACTTCTTAACGAGGCGGGAGAATTTCGTTCGCGTCCTGTCGGAGTGGCTGACAGTGAGGGTAATATACTTCATTTCGGAACTTTGCCACAATATGTACCTAAGCTTGTTCAAGAATTACTTGAATGGACGGAAAAAAGTGAAATTCATTTGTTGATTAAAAGCTGCGTATTTCATTATGAATTTGAGCTTATACATCCGTTTGCAGACGGTAACGGTCGTATGGGGAGGTTGTGGCATACGTTGTTGCTTTCGAAATGGAATCCTATATTTGCATGGTTGCCGATAGAATCTATAATTCATGATAATCAGAGTGAATATTACAATGCTATCAACGTTTCCAACAATAACGGTAATTCAACAGTATTTATTGAATTTATGCTGTCTGTTATTAAACAAGCGTTGCAGGAAAGCATAAATGATAAGCCGAAAAATATATCATCAAAAAGTGATTTGAGGTGGAATAAAATTAATGATTACCTCGAAACACATGAGTATATTTTGAACAGTGATGTTCAAAAATTGCTGGGCGTCTCATCTGCTACCGCAACAAGAATATTAGTAGGTTTTATGAAAGACGGTAAACTGAAACGAATCAGAATTAAAAACTGTTGGGGTTATGTGATTATATGATATTGCTTTATTGATGATATAACAAACATTATTAGATATTGAAAGAGATGAATACATGAAATTATATAACGGAAGTGCATTTAAAATAGAAAATCCTAAAATATCAACAAGTGGATTTTACAAGGACTTTGGGTACGGATTTTATTGTACCAATATTGAAAAACAAGCAAAAAGGTGGGCGGCAACAAGAGGAAAACAACATATAGTCAATGTATATTCATATGTGGAAGATAAGAATTTGAATATTTTGAAGTTTGACAATATGACAGAAGAATGGCTTGATTTTGTAATTGACTGCAGAAAAGGCATAGAACATGAGCATGATATAGTTGGAGGTCCGATGGCTGATGATACTATATGGGACTATATAGAAGATTTCATCGACGGCAAAATTACAAGAGAAGCATTTTGGGTATTGGTAAAATTCAAATATCCTACACATCAGATTGTATTTACGACAGATAGGGCGTTGAAAACAATTCACTTTGAGAGGAGCTATGAAATATGAGAAATAAATTCTTTCCGGATGAAGAAATAACAGAGGCAGGTCAAAAAAAGACCTGCCTCTTTCGTTTTGAGGAATTAAATACTACTGTTAGGTTTCAAAATTAAAAATGAGTATCTTCGTATATTTGTTTATAATAATCGGTAGAATCATTCCAAATATCACGAAAATCTTGTACAAATGAATCATTAAATAATGAATTCACATAATTGAAAAAATTATCGGCAACTGTGAAAACCGTACAATTTGAAATAAAGTCCCATAAGCGATTGGCTTGACGGTCTTTGTAGTTCAAAGTATATTCACTCAGTGTTATGCTTGCTCGTTTAATCAAAGAATTGATAAATTCTAAATCATAATTTTCAAGCGTATTTTCAAGCGATAATTCCGTCGAATTTGGAGAAGTATAGGCTATACCGAATTCATATGTTTCATCTTTGCCGGATTTTATCGGGCAGATATGTTCATCTTTATGTTTATTATTTTCATTACTAAAAATTATCGAGATTAAATCTTTATTTTGCTTTAATATGAAATAAAGAACATAATTGGTGATAAATCCGTTTGTAAGATGGAAGTTTACCTTATTAAATTCAGAATGCCATATAAAGTCAAATAAATGAAGCTGTTTCTGAAAATTATATAATTGATATAATTTAAGAAATTTAGCTGATTTATAATTTTTATACTCTTTGGGTAACCAATCTTGGAAAGTATTAAAAAATTCAATACAATCATAGATATAATTATTCATTTTCATACCGCGATTACCACTTTGTAAAAAAGGAAAATTAATCATACTTTTTATTGATTTATCTTGCGTAGTAGTGCTTTTTCTATCGTCAAGAGTTTTTTCTTTAACACGGCAAGCAAATTCAATACTTGGTCTGTATAGTTCTAATAATTTATCTTTATAGTTCGTCGAGCTTTTATTATAGCTTTTCGGAGAATATGTATACTTTAATTCCGGAGAAGGGTCATACAGTATAGTGTCATTTCTATCGTTAAGCAATTTTAAAATAGATTCATGTAATCTGTCAAAAAAAGAATCAATAATAATTGCTTGTGTAAGCATATTATGCCACAATTCTAAACACATAGCATACTTTGAATACATTAAATCTTTAGAAGTGTTGCTACATACCTCAAAGATTGGAGGGTATAACATCGCATAAAAATATGCATCTACATTGTCTTGTAATTTTATCCCATGTGGCTTGGGGATTTCTGAATTACTGGAACATTTTAAAATATAATCATATTCGGATGATATTTCTTTCATATTACGATATGATTGGTGTTTGGATAGCGGAGTATCGTTTTGAATAAGTAGTTTAGCGGCTTTTGCTATCGATTCATGAGCAATCTCAAGCGGTTCTTCACGGTTTATAAATTTTTCTACTTTTTCATCCATATACATTAACAAGTTATGACAAGTTGATTTTGCAATGACAATAAATGTTTGACTGTTTTGACTATTATCAGAATTAGAGGAACTATTTATTAATTTCCCTGTGGTAGCTAATTTATTTGATTTAATATTTTTGTTTTTATACTCCGATGTAGGACTGATTTGATTTTTGTATTCTGCATTTGGTGTTCTTGGAGTTTTGTAGTTCTTTGATTTTGGCATGACTGTCACCTCGCATATATTTTATCACAAATTCTGTTTTTTGAAAAGTAAGAAAAAATTTTTATATAAGCACACCGACTTTGGATGCAGGGAGCGGGTGATAATGGTACAATAAATTTATAAATTTAAAAGAAAGGCGGACATATTTATGAGCACATTCTACGACGAAAATGGAAACGAAAAGGAAACAATGCAGAGTGAAGAGACAGAAAATCTTCGCAAACGTAAGAGGAAGAAAAAGGCAAAACTTCGAAAAATAAAGCGAAAAGTTAAGAAACTCAAGAATAGTGTTTTTGGTGACCTTGAACTTTTGTCAAAACAAGACCGGCGCAAAATGAAAAAATACAAAAATCAGAAAAAGGCATTGAAAAAGCAACTCAATATTATTGAGAGGCAACTTGCCGATCACGAAAGTCAACTCGCTGACCATGAAACACGGCTTTCAAGGGCAGAGGACGGTATTTCTCGAATTATTCCGGTGATAGCAAGGATTCAAGGGTATCAAAAACAAGAAATTTTGCAAAAGATTACGGCAAGTAATGATATACGCGAAATTGCGAAGCTTTTGGAAAATGCACAAGGAGGGGTATTCAATGTTAAGTCACTTTAATCCGAAAGCATGTGTGTGTCAAAATTATTGTTTATACACTTCCGAAAATGAGTTACTTGCTAATTGTGTCCCCGAGATATTGCAAAGAATTATTTTGCAATATCCAAACGGTGAAGTTAAATGTACAAAGATTGCAATAGAATTTAACTTTCAGAAAGATGGGGTTGTTAGCAAAGTACAACATACTCTCGACATCAAGGAACTCGATAAGCTAAAGCTTGTCGAAGTATGCTCTGATTTATATACAATATCTGACAAGAAATTCATATCGTATATTAAGCTGCTGATACCGAAAGCCCCAACGGTGAATAAATATTTTATTGAATCATTGGGGTGGACTCGTATCAATGGACACAATGTGTTCTGTGTGGGTGATAGGTTGATTGGCAATACTGACAATATTGAATATGAGGTTGATCCTTATTTATCAAATATTTCAATATCACCGGATGTATCGTTATCTGCGGAAAATACATTTACTGCTATTTGGAACTTGCTTGGTAAGTGCGACAAAAAAATGAGGTTAACTATGATATACATTTTGTCTGCACCGCTAAGACAACTTTTCAAAGACGCAGGTTATATACCAAAGACTGTCATTTATATTGAGGCAAAAACACAATCCGGTAAAACAACATTTGCACAAGGTTTGGGATGTCCGTTTGTTTCTTCAAATGAGAGCTATCCCAATTATACGAGAGTGTCAAGCACTCAAGCATTCGTTGAAGATGCAATGAGTTTTTTCAAAGATATTCTGTATATCTATGACGATGTGTACTGCGATAGCGATAAACGTATTCGCAGAGCTATTGAAGAACGAGTCAAAGGAATACTTAGGAACTTTGCTGACAATGCTCCACGTAATAAAAAGGGTGCTACCAACCAAATCAATTCACAGCTATTGCTAATTGGTGAGGAACTGATTGATTCGGTATCGAATATCGGAAGACTATTGGTGATACGAATGGATAGAAAATTCACTTCTGATATCTTAACACTTATACGCGCTAATAAGAATCATATCAATGCGTTCTACATTCAGTACATCGCTTGGGTAAGCAACAACTACGAAGATATTTTAGCATACATAAGTCAAAGTTTCAAGAGCTTTCAGGCAAAATACTGCAAAGAAATTTCGCGTGATTTCGATACAGAATTTTTCATCGGCTGCATTGAACGGCTGTTTTGTCAGTATGGTCGTGATAGCGGTTTCTTGACCGACGATGAATTCAAATCAACGGTAAAGGGGCTATCAAAAGACTTGGCAACGATTCTGGATAGCAATAGAGATATCCTTAATAGTGCAATGCAACGTGAACAACAGAGAGCTGCATTGACCAAAGAAATCAATTATTCGAAGCTTCTATATGGTTTGTTGCAAAATAAAAGCATAAAAGTTGGAGAGAAAGGATCCAAATTTTTTAAGAATACTTGCAAAGGGAAAAAATGTTATTTTATTAGGTGTGAGTATTTTCAAAGTTTGATTCTCAAATATTGCAGAAAACCTGTATCAGCAAAGGCTCTTACCGATTACTTCCGTATAAGGCAGATTGGAATTTTTGATAATAACGGTAGAATTCGGCAGTACAAGAAAAACCGAAAAAGATATTTGGTTTTGAAAATCAGTGACTTAAAAGAGGATGCGAAACGTAGTTAAAATATAAAAGTTTAATTCAGCATACCATTTTATAGGGGGTGATACTATGCACATTAAAATCAGACCACCAAAGAGTAAGCAAATACTTGAGTCTGAATTATTGAAGATACTTTCGAGGAAACCAATTAAGCGCAGATAATTATACATAAACCAAGTGGAAAGGAGGTGCGGTATAATGAGAATGGCGGCATATTGTCGTGTCAGCACAGAGAAAGAGGAACAGCTATCTTCTCTTGAAAATCAACGTGAATTTTTCGAGCAGTACGCCGATAAAGAGGGCGATACGTTGGTGAAAATATACGCTGACGAGGGTATCAGCGGCAAAAGCATGAACAAGCGTGAAGCGTTTACTCAACTTTTGGAAGATTCCAAAACTGGAGCATTTGACTATGTTGCGGTAAAAGATATAAGCCGATTTGCCCGTAACACGTCTGATTTCTTATACGGTATCCGCACCTTGCGTTCCAATGGTGTTGATGTCAGATTTCTGTCGAATAATCAGACGGTTATAGGTGAAAGTGAATTTGTATTGACGGTGTTTGCCGCACTTGCACAAGAGGAAAGTTCTAACTTGTCCAAACGTGTAATTTTCGGTAAACGTCAAAATGCAAAAAAAGGTCGTGTCCCGAATGTGGTTTACGGCTACAATAAAATAGATACATACACGCTTGAAATTAATGAACAGGAAAGCTATATTGTGCAGTTGATGTTTAAGTGGTATATAGAGGGGGAAGGCACGAGGCGGATAGCCATTAAATTAAATGAAATGGCTATTCCGACAAAAAAGCAAGCTAAATGGGTTCCTAAAACCATACGCAGGATTTTGCAAAATCCGATATATATAGGTAAGATTATAAATAATAAAAGCGTTACAAAGGATTTTCTTTCGGGAACAAGAGAAGCAATTCCGCCGGAGGAATGGTACATACATGAACGTCCCGAACTCAGAATAATCAGCGATGATGATTTTGAACTTGTTCAGCATAAAATTAAAGAAAGACAAGAGCAATATAAAAATGACAATCCCGGCAACAGATTTTCAAACCGACACTTGTTTTCAAATTTGATTAAATGCGGTGAGTGCGGCAAAAGCTTTACCGCAAAGGTGTATCAATGGAAAAATCGTTATGTGAGATACCGTTGTTGTGTGCATAACAATAACGGTAATGCTCATTGTACAAACAGTGTCACTGTTGATGAGCAGGAACTGCTTAATGAAGTTAAATCATATCTGCTTACGGCAATAGAAGATAAAAAAGCGTTTGCGGATAAGCTGATGAAACAATATCAAGCACAAACGACAAATGTTGATGTGTCGAAATTGACTGATACAAGACAGTCACTTGAAAAACGTCGGAGTAAATTTAAAGAAATGTTTGCGGCGGATATTATCACAATGGACGAACTCAAAAAAGAAATGTCCGCTATTGACGAGGGCATGCGAAGTATTGATGAGGAATTAAAAGTGTATGATGAAATTCAGAAAAAAGCCACGCACATTGATGATATACATAAAGATATTGAGCAAATTCTCATGCAGAACGAATATACCAATGACGATATGCGGCGGATAATTGAAAAGATAGTTGTGTATCCGGATAAGTCGGTGGAAATATTTATGAAGTAAAATATAACGTTGATAAAGGTAAAAATTTGTGTTATACTTACATTATACGAATACGGGAGGCGAGAATATGTTATTGACAAACGGTAAAAAGAGAATACCCATAGGCTATGAAGATTTCAAACAGCTTATAGACAGCGGCTTTTATTATGTTGATAAGTCAATGCTTATCTATGAACTTCTGCATAGCGGCGGACAGAATAACTTAATAACTCGCCCAAGACGTTTTGGAAAAACGCTGAATTTCAGTATGCTTAAATATTTCTTCGATATAAATGAAAAGGATAACGCTTATCTTTTTGACGGACTGAAAATATCGGAGCATTATGAAGAATTGGCTATGTACAGAAATACTCACCCTGTTATTACGTTGTCTTTGAAGTGTGCGAAGCAAGGTGATTATAGAGAAGCGTTGAGAGGATTAAAATATGAAATACAGAGACAATTTATAAATAATAAATTTATTTTAGACAGTGATAAATTGGCAGATGAATATAAAGATGAATATAAAAAAATTTTGTCAATGGATGAAGATGCAGTATGGAGTAACTCTATACAACTTTTGAGCATATGTCTAAAACAATATTACGGAACAAAAACAATAATACTAATTGATGAATATGATGTACCGCTTGAAGATGCATATTTTTCAGGGTATTATGATGAAATGGTTAGATTTATCCGCTCATTGTTTGAATCTGCTTTAAAAACAAACTCAGCATTAGAGTTTTCTGTAATTACAGGTTGTCTTAGAATATCAAAAGAAAGTATTTTTACCGGACTTAATAATCTTGCGGTAAATTCAATACTTTCAAATAAATATTCTGAAAGTTTCGGATTTGTGCAATATGAAGTAGACGAATTGATGAAATATTATAATATAGAAGAAAAATCGCAACTTATGAAGAAGTGGTATGACGGATATTTGTTTGGAAAATCTGAAGTATATAATCCGTGGAGTGTACTTAATCAAGTAAAAGAATGGTCAGAAGATAAAGATATATCTGCAATACCATGGTGGACCAATACAAGTTCAAATAATATTATCAGAACGTTAGTCAGTCAGGCAGATAATGAAACAAAGGATATTATTGAAAATTTAATTCATGGCGGAAGCGTAGAAACTGTATTAAAAGAAACAGTGACGTACGGTGATTTAACTGAAAATAATGAAAATATATGGAGCTTTCTGTTCTTTACCGGTTATCTGAAAATAAAAGAAATAGTCAAAACAGGTGAAGTGATAGGCGAGCCTACAATCTATTCACTTGTCATTCCTAATCTTGAAATAAAAAGCTGTTATACAGATATAATAATTCAATATTTTGAAATATATAAAAAGGCAATTAATAAAGATAATTTGTATAAAGCTTTGCTCGGACGTAATGCACAAGACTTTGCGGAGCAAATAACTGATTTGTTGAGAAAAACTATAAGCTATTATGACAGTACGGAATCATTTTATAATGGCTTAATATCAGGATTGCTGTCGGGTAATGTGTACTATAAGGTAGAATCGAATCGTGAAACCGGTGACGAGCGTAGTGATTTGGTTTTGTATCAACAAGATGTGGCACAAAATGCAGTGATTTTAGAATTTAAAGTGTGTGGTAAAAATGAAACGGCAGATGATGCCGCCAAACGTGCATTAAAACAAATAAATGACCGTGACTATGCATCAAAAGCAAGGGAAGACGGTTACAAAAATATTATCAAATACGGAGTGGCGTTTAAAGGTAAAATGTGCTATGCGATTGTGGAATAATAGGATGATCTTATGATGAAGGAGGAATTCTATTTGACAAAGAAAAAAGATGAAATAACTATTCGTTCAAGTGCGGCAGAATATCTGACTTATATTGCATCTGTAGGAGACCAAGCTGATAGCATTGAGATGCGTTACGAGGATGAGAATATATGGTTGACACAGAAAATGATGGCAACATTATATGATGTAGATGTTCGCACAATAAACTATCATATAAAAAAGATTTTTAGTGATAGTGAATTGCAGGAGAATTCAGTTATCCAAAAATTTCGGATAACTGCTGCAGACGGAAAAACTTATAATACAAATCACTACTCATTAGAGATGATTATAGCAGTAGGATTTAAGGTTAATTCTGAACGTGCCGTACAGTTTAGAAAATGGGTTAATCAAATAGCAAAAGATTACACTATCAAAGGTTGGGTTATGGATGATGAAAGGTTAAAGCGTGGAACATATCTAACAGAAAAGTATTTTGATGAACAGTTAGAACGTATTCGTGAAATACGAGCAAGCGAAAGAAAGTTTTATCAGAAAATCACTGACCTGTATGCAACGGCGATAGATTATGATAGAAATTCGGCAACAACCAAGAGGTTTTATGCAACAGTTCAGAATAAAATGCATTATGCCGTTCATGGACATACAGCGGCTGAATTGATTGTAGAAAGGGCAGACCATACAAAAGAGCATATGGGATTAATTACATGGGCAGATTCACCGAATGGAAAGATTAAGAAAAGCGATGTTATAATTGCCAAGAATTATTTGAGTCAAGATGAGATGAGACAATTAAATCGTATGGTTACGGCATACTTAGATTTTGCAGAAAGTATGACATTAAGACATATTCCGCTGACAATGCAAGATTGGGAGAAACGTCTTAATAGTTTCATTGAAATGTTTGAGTATGGAATTTTAAAGGATGCAGGTAAAGTGTCTGCTGAGATTGCAAAGCTTCATGCAGAAACTGAATTTGAAAAGTATAGAATCATTCAGGATAGATTGTTCATGTCGGATTATGATAAATATCTATTGGAATTAGAGGAAAATGCAAAGAAGTAG